ATAAAATATATGTTGATCAATATGACGTGTTACATCTATAGAATTTATATTAATATATGGCAACCATTTATTAATTGATTCTGTCAATGTTTCATTAATAAATTCTTGAAGATTAATACTATTAGGTTGAAATACAGCTTCACGTATTCTAGTCCCAAATGTTGGTTGCATTATACGTTCACCACGTGATGTTAATAGTAAATTTTTAAGATTACTAATCGCTTGTTCTTCAGTTGAATATGATTGCGCAAAAACACTACCACCATTTGATGGCCCAGCATCATAACTTTGTCCTAACGTTTCACTTTGATTGAATAATGAATTCAAATTAGGACTATTAGCATGCGCAGATTTATTCATAGGTAATAGAATACCTACACCACGCTGTGCTCCTACATCAATTGGCTTTATTTGGTATATTGTTCTTGCCATTATTTATTAATTCCCATTTTTCCGTTTTTCTTATCAATAGCTTTCATTAATGCAGAATAATCTTTCGTCATTGCTTTAACTGCAGTCGCAACACCTTCATTGTTCATATTTACTGGCTCGCCGTTAATGCCTTTTGTAGCTAGCGGCATTGTAGGAGCTGGTTTTTCTGTTTGATATGCATCTGCCATTTCAGATTTAAAATTCATAGTAGTCCAATCTGTTAATTCTTGACTTGGAGGCGTCATAGCAGTTTCATTTAATAGATCGTTTAATACTGGATTTTTTGTATACTGTTTTTTAGAACGAGACCGTACAGGTTGTTCTGCTATTTCAGATAAATTCATATTTCCGGTAACTTGATTTGTATTAGATTCAGTTAATACTTGTTTAACTGCTTTACTAACTTCTTCTCGAATAATTTTACGTAATAACTTTACAAATGACTTTGAACTCATAGTTTTTTCCCTTTTTAATAAATATCAGTTAACATGAAATTAGGCTATTCCGACCCACGGAAATGGTAAAGGAACAGGAGGTACAGATGGAGTAAAGCCAGTCCATAATCCTCCAACTGATAACAAATGTGTTGTAAATGCAGCTACCAATCCGGATGCAACTCCTGGTGCTGTCCTTGCTTGCATTGCTGCATATATTTGTGGTATTGGTGGCACTCCAGGAAATGTTGTAATATGTGTTGTAGCTGGTGGCGCGCCTCCCGGGGCTGGTATTGCTGGATTAAATGTTTTGCCTGTCCAATATGTTACAACAGCTAATCCGGCTGGCGACCAAATTGCTGGATTTGCAGGAACTTTGCCTAATGCCCTCCCTAATTTAAATGAAGCTTTAAATCCATTAGTAATAATTGCCGATGACCCACCTATAGGCATAGCACCTGGAACTAGTATTGGCATTGCAGTCTTAACTGCTTGATGATATAGTTGTCCAATTTTTTTTGCAGTTTCATCTTCATTCTTAGCTTTCTTAGCAGTTAGATATGAAGTTAATTGAGATTGAAATGCGGGCCAAACAGCTGCCATATTATCCTTTCATTTTCTTAATAGTATTTTTTAACTTTTCAATTGCTGATCGAATTGTTTTTGTTTTAGTAGCTCCCGCAGTTGCTTTACCCTTTGATTTTATAAACGATCCAGCATTAGTAGGAGGACCGGATGGACCTACTCCTGTTGGGTGTATAGAAGTAGCATTTGATTGTGCTACCGAACCTAATTCTTTATGTAGTTTTTCTAATTCTTTATTCTGTTTAATTACTTCTTCCATAAAATCTAATATGGTAGTAAAAAACTTATCCATATCACTATTCCAAGATTTTGTTACTATCTTAACATCTTTTTTACCTATTAAAACTATTTCATCTTTATTTGCATTTAAAATGATACGATCAGATGATCCAATAATTTGTGGCTTTAAATACATAGATAATTTTTCTACTCCATCTCCTATTTTTCTAGATGTTTTAGCCAACTTCATATCAATTTTTTGTGAATTTGATGATAATATAAAAATTGAATCTGTGTCATCTGGATCTTCAATTCCATATGTTGGCATTGATAATGATTTTGAAAGCCGGCCTAATCCTATTTTTGCCATAGCCAGAGGTCCACTCTGTTTTTTATGTCCATTTGATATAATAGTTATAGGAGAATTTTGATTACCACTAAAAAATGGTTTTTTAGCGTATTGAGATTTTAGACCTGATATAGCCGATCCCATTCTAATTGAACTACCATTTCTACCTTCTAAAAGTACATCTCCCTCAAATGGCTGTAATTTTAATATATCTTTCTTTTCTTTAAAATTTTCTCCAGGCTTATATCGAAGTTTTGCTGCTATGGCAGCACCAGCTTGCTTTGTATATCCCATAACACCACCACCACCAGCTTTATCAACTGAATATGCTCCTGGCATAGGATTCAGATGACTATTTCCGTGTATATTAATAGGACCTAAATAATAATAATCTGGTGACATCGTCCCTGGATTTGTTACATTAGATGGACCCTTTACTATTAAAATATGTTCACCTATTAAAGGAACTTGTTGAAAATTAAATAATGGAAATGCAAATCGTTCAATCCTTGGAGAACCTCCTGTTTGTTTTGACGCAAGACGTATTTTTACAGCACCTAATTTTAGAGGAACACCTAATTTACTTTTAGATGGTTTAAATGCTTTATCTATCCCTATTACTTCTGCTGTCTCTATTGCCATCTACATTCTCCGTATTGTATTCTGTTTTAATTGTTTCAATTTCTTTTTCTGCTTCTTCTAATAATCTAGCTCTTTCTTCTTCAGATAATCCAAATTCATTTCCATCATCATCTTTACTCGATGCAGAAACTAATCGTTGTACTACCGCAGCTAATTTAACTAACGCATCATCATTTTTAACTGAAACTTCTAGATAATCTTTTATCATAGGAACTATGACAGTAGCATCGCCAGTATTTTTTATTAAAGGTTGTAACTCTTTAATAAGACTGTCTATTTGTCTGTGCTTCTTTTTTGAATTATGATATATATCACGCATCAAATCTGAAAAATTAGTTCCTTTAAATAATTCGAATTCGTTGCTCATAGTTGCCCTTTAATATAAATATAAGGACTATAAGTTTATGACCGGCCTATTATATGACCGGTTTTACTATATATTGACCACATCTTTGCATAATCACGTTTCATTACATTTATTACTTTAGTAATGTTTTGTGTTTTAAGTCCGGTTCTTTCTCTTATAAGAATATAAAGAGCTTTTTTATTGAAATTTTCAATGTTATCACGCATTCTAAATAATTCAATAATTGTATCTGCAACAATAATATCACGTTTATTTGTAAATACTCTATTCAAATTATCATCATACCAATCACACCATTGATTTGTAAAATCTTTTAAAGACTCTTGGTGTTCTGATAAAGCCATTTCTCCTGATAAGTTTCTAGAATCATCAACTACTGTAAGTTCAGCACGTTGTTTCATTTTGGCATAGTTTGAATTATTTTGTATAATAAGATAATTTTTAGCAACGATTGAAAAATATGAAAATGCCTTTCCTTTACCTTCTTGAAATTTTCCTATTTTTTCTGTTAAAAATGCAACTACCTCTGCTTTAACATCTTCATAAGGAACATCAAAATATGAAAAACGAAATGTATGATAAATATTTTCAACTAATTTATTGAATGGATAATTTATATGATCACGAAATACTTTATTTCTTTTTGCCCAACTAGTTTCTTTATTGTAAGCAATTATGGCTTTATCTGTTATATATGTAAAATATTGTTTTTTACTAGGCTTTCTGCCTCTTCGTTTTCTAGGACCATTTTCCTCTAGATATTCTAATTCGGCTGCATGCCATTTGTAAAATTCATCAACTGCACTTAACTGTTTGTCCATTAAAATCCTCTATTTAAATCATCATATATATCTTTAAGTTCTTTAAATGCAAATCCTGTTTCATCATCTGATTCAAATGAGCCTAATCTATCGATTTGTTTAAGTTTAGAATTTGACTGACCAATTTGAGTTTTTAGTTTTTGAAAAAATGTATAATACTCTACATTTGATGATTCTAATTCTTCAATATACTCTGATTGCGATTCTTGTTTTCTTAATTGGTTTATATTAACAAATAATGAAATTGCTAATACTACCGATAAAATTATTATTGTTGTTACCATTATTTATCTCCAAATAAATCTTTAAACATTTCTTGTGCATTAACATTAGGACTTGATAATCCTTTTTTAGGATATTGTTTTTTGACCGGTGCTGATTGTACAGGCTTGCCTTTATACCACATTTCAAATTCAATTCTTGCTGCCATTGAATCTGCTTGATGCATTACATATCCTAAGTTAGTTTTTAATTTTGAATCTGCTGTTCTTGACATGAAATAAGGTTTATTACTTTCATCATATAATCCATCTGTTAATTTTATTCCTAACATTTCGTTCCAAGTGATCTCAATACCATAATGTTGCAATAACCAAATAGATAGGTCATTTACTAATGTAAAAGGGTTGTTAGGATTAATCTTATACATCTTTCCTTGATTCTTTCTATGCCATTCAGAATCATTAGGAATATATACTTCATTGCCTTCTCCAGGAAATCCCATCTTACCAATATCATGATTCAATGCTACAAACAATAATTCTTGTTTAGTATATCCTGACATATCTGCACCCATATCAGTCCATAATGAATGAACTTTTTGTGCACACTTAACCACTCTTAAAACATGATCAACATATCCACCTTCAAATGCATTATGATAATGATCAAAACTAGATGCAGGCTGTACAGCCATCCTATCTTCTAAGTCTGTATACATTGCTAAAAGTTTTTCTTTTCTTTCGCCTTCAAAATTATCTTTAATAAGATTGATAAGGTCTTCCCAATTTTGTACTATTTGTTCTGCTGATAATTTCATAATTTATATAATTTGATCTATTACACCTATTTCTACTAATTCTTCTGCTGTTAAAAATAAATCCGATCGCATTTTATTTCTCCACCATTCAGAATCTTTTTTAGTTCTTTCTGCTAACATGCCATAAATAACTTTTTCTAAACTTTTCACATTATCTAAATATGCTGTTATATCACTCATTTTACCTCCTAAAAAGCTTGATGATTGATGAAACATAACTGTCGATCTTTTACTCATCATTCTTGTTCCAGTACCACATGTTAAAATTATGGCCGCGGCCGAAAATGCTCTACCTCTACATATTGTATTAACTTTAACATCTAATGTTTCAATATAATCGATAATACCAAACATTTCATAAATGTCTCCGCCTGGACTATTTATCATTAAGTTAACTGGAGCTGTTTTATCTTTTCTATGTTGAAGTAAACTTCTCATACGTATAATAAAATCTGTCAATGTATGATCGTTTATTTCATCATTAATGAATATAACAGAATCTTCATAATCAAGTAATGTTCCTAATTGATTATGTAGTGCTTCGTATAATTTACCTTGAGGCTGTTCTATATTTAAAGGTTCTTTTGGTTCTTTTTCTTCGTATAAACTCATTCTTATCTCACTCTATTTAATATAATATAATAAAAAAATTTCATAAGTCAAAAGATTATCGAATCTTTTTTAACTTACGCTCTAATTTTTTTAATTGAGATGTCCCTGATTTTATATCTTTCTTCCAACGTGCGTTCTTTAATTGACCTCTAACCATTGCCATTTGTTGTAATATTTGATTTTTCAATTGATCTTTTTCATTTCTAGATAATTTCTTTTTCGGTGTTTTATCTATTTTTGTAGATTCTAATGTTCCTTTAAGATCTGGCTGTTCTTTGCCTTTATGAAATACATTTCCATCTTTATCAACAAATTGTTTCATAAATTGCCAACCTCGAGGTCTGCCTTTAGATACATAACCACCTTTAATATCTGGTGGTGCTACCGTGTGACAAACACATTTATAACACAATACTGCATTAGAATCTTCGCCTACTTCAGCCCATCGATTACATCTAGGTTTATCACCTAAAAATTGAAATGACCAATGTTTTTGATCTACAATACTGTTTCGGCAAATCATATATCGTTTGCCATTTTGTCTTTTTGTTTTGAATTTATGTGTAACTTTTTTTGCCATATTTATAAACTTTTAATTATTACCAATAACCTCCTCCGCGGTCTGGTTTTTTCTTTTTTGGTTTTTCTTTGTATATATCTTCTTTCGGTTCTTCAATAGGAACTTCTTTTTCTAATTCCTCCATTATTACTTCTTTAGGTATAATTGGCTGAGGTGAATAATGTGGAGTCGGAACTTCCTTTTCTTTTTTTGGTTCGATTTGAGCAAATGCAAAATTAGCAGCAACTACTAATGCAATTGCCAATGGATCGAATACAAATATAATTAATAATAGAAACCAATTCACAACAGTACCCATTTCTTTACCAGTTGTTTCTGATAAGTATTTAAGTGGTCCTAATTCTCTTTGTTCTTCATTACCTATTTCAAGTTCAAGTAATTCTGTATCTATTCTCATTACAGAATCCATTACAGCTTCCAATTTTAGATTTATATTATCTCTATCCTCAATTGTTGTTTTTAATTCTGATTGTAATGCTCTTCTTGTAGAACTGGATGTTGTTGTAATTACTTGCTGAGCAGTTTCGTCCCAATATGATACTGAAGTTGGATTTGATAATGATGTTCTTAAATCAGAAATGGTTGTATTTAATTGTGTCTTTTCTAAAGTAAGATCTGTCTTTTGTTCTTCAAACCTATTTTGTTTTGTTTGTAATACAGCTAATGATTTATCTAGAAATTCAGATTTAGTTGCCGTTTCTTGATAGGCTCCAGACAAGAATCCATATATACCACCAGATGTTATAACCATTAAAACAAATACTGCTACAGATAAATAAAATCTCATAAATTTATTTATAGTATCCCAATATTGGTATAATAATGAAGCAGTAACTAATTTGGCAAATTCTAATGAACCAGCCATTATAATTACTTGCAGACTAGCGCCTGCAAATAATTTGCTCAATCCAAATACAGAATAGAATGCGGCTGAGCCGGATACGGCTAAAGCAGATAATCCTATTAAAAATGGAAAGAGTCTTTTTTTCATACATTAGCTCGCTGTTACTCTATCGATAACAAACTTTAATTTTTGACGCATTCTATTAAATCTTTGTCTAGCCTCAATTGGTTCGATAGCCATTTTTCGTTCAACAGCTTGATCGATAACCATAATCATATTATCGACTTCATCTAGGTGTCTAAGTACATTTTCTCTGTCTTTCATATTAAAACTTCTTTTTTATTTTTATTATTATACGCATAAATATTGCGATATTCTAAAAGTGCTAACTCTTTTGCCTTAGCTTCTATCACAATATCTAAATCTAGACCATATGTATTAATCTTATCAATAATATAATCTGAATGTGCTTGAGGACGTATTGATTCGTCCATTTTTTCTCTTGCTCTACTTTCTGAATAATGAGTACATTGTCTAACATTTTCTGGCCATGTTGATCTTGCCAATTTCAATGCTGCTTCTTCAGATAACTCCTCCGGATGGAATGTATGGTGATGATAATCGAATGTGATTGGAATACCTATTTCTTTATGAAAATAATCATACAATTTTTGAACAGACCATAAACTTGGCTTATCATCATTTTCTAATACTAATCGTTTCTTACAATTATCAGATAATCTATGCCAACCTGCTATCCATCTCTTTGCAGTTTCTTCAAATTGACCGCCATATGCTCCGCCAACATGAATATTAATTTTATTTTCAAATGATGGCTCAAATCCCATAAGGTCAAATGTTTCTGAATGACGTTCTAGTCCTACAACCGTACGTTCAACTACTTCAGGATTAGGAGATCCTAATACATTGAATGGTCCAGGATGGGTGGTTACTCTAATATCATGTTTACGAGCATATTCACCACATTCCATTAGTTTAGCAGCAATCTCATTAAACTGAGGAAGTTCATGTAATTCATATTGATCGTGCCACGGAAATAATTCAGACCCTAATCGAAATAATTTAATTTTATGATCTTTATTCCATTGAAGATAATGTAATAAGTCATTTGCATTTAACAAAGCTTTTTCTCCAATCAATTCAAGATTCCAATCTTTAGGATTGTCAGAATTATTTTGCCAAGTTGCTTTTCTACAAGTTCTAGATGTCGTTACTCTGCCACCTAATTTTTTTGGACGGTTAGTTAGTGTCATATTGACACATGCATAACCTAATCTTACCTTTTCATTCATATATTAATATAATAAAAATATTTCGTAAATCCTAATAATTAGGATAAATACATAATTCATTATCACAAGAGGAGCTATTTCTAAAATATGCTTCTGTAACACATACACCGTTCACATATGGTTCAAAATTTGCAGCATCCCAATCACAACAAAACTTTTCAACCATACTTACATCTGGTTTTGATCTTTCTGGAATATCAGTAAATTCTTGTTTTTCACAACTTACAAATATAACAAATAATAACAATAATAACTTTTTCATATAAATAATTTTAAATTAAACATTTCTGCCATTTTCATAAACATGCTTCATGGTTGGAAATCGTAAACTAATACCACCTTCCTGGTTCTTAGTTTCTTCAAAATATTGAACGGTAATTGTTTTACCAATAATTAATTCTGGATTAGCTTCGTACTTTAATCTTTGCTCTTGGTTCCATCCAGAACCAACTTTTACTTGATGACCTTTATGATTAATATAAGCTTGGGCCATCATTCTAACTACTTCTTCTTTTCCATCTCTAATAATTCTATGATCTTCAAAATCAATACTTTCAACTACATATTCTGCATCATAAAACTTTTTTACCTTTAATAAGTTTTGAGATCTTTTACCTTCATACCCAACATTTTTTCTTAACATAACTCCTTCAAATCCTTTATCTTCTGCTTTACTCTTTAATGCAGCAAAATGGTCATCATCATTAACAACAATTTGTTCTAGAACTGATAATGATGCTTGATCTTCAATTAGAGCATCTAATTTAGCAAATCTTGCAATTCTTTCTGCTAATGTTGCTTTACTTTCTTTTGAATCAAACTCTGTCTTAGTCAAATAATCAAACATTACATATTTAGGATTATTAATAGTATGATTCTTTCTTTTGATTTGTTTCATTATACCTTGAAAATCTTCATTACCATCTTTATCCATTAAACAAATCTCTCCATCAAAAACAACTCCTACGACACCTAATTGTTTAACTGCATCTTTAACAACTTGTAATGTTTCAAACTCATTACCTTGTCTAGAATAACATTTAACTTCGCCATCTAATCCTACAACTGTAATACATCTTACACCATCTAACTTTCTAGATGCAAACCATACATCATTCCAATCAACTCGTTTAGGATCAAATTTATTTGCTAATGCAACATTAAAAGTTGGAATTAAGTTTGGAATAACTTTATTGATAACTGATTCAGAAGCTCTAATTTCTAAATTTCTATCTATAATACTAAAGATCAAATCTTCATATTCTTTATGTTGAAGTATAAATGAATTTACCATTGCAATTGCATCATGTCCTGTATATACCCTATCATTAAGGTCGTTTAACAATGTAAATATATCATCATGAATCTTATTCATATCACATATGTCTACGTTCTTTTTACAGGTCTTACTGGTTATATAATACTTCTTATAAGGATCTAATGCATAAACTAATGCACTTTTAATAAATGGATTTTTACCGTAAGCATTAATAATAGTCTTCTTAATATTAAGAGAACTAGTTGATTTCATTTCATCTACAAATGCTTGGAGTACTTTTAGGTCTTCTTTCATATTCTTTTTATTTATATAATAAAGATAAGAAATTTATTTCAATTAGGCAAATCTTTTTGAAGCTTTTTTCCAAAAAATTAATGATTTTTTAATCTTAAATTAATAGGGCATATCTTCATTTATTCTATTTATTATTAGATGAAAGAAAAAATTGACATAACACCTGCCATATATATTGCTATGATGATAGTAGTATTTCTTATGGCACTATAACAGCTTCCTGTATAGTTTCACAACAATAATATAAACCATCTTTTCGTAACAACGTATCTGACATTGTCCATTGTTTGAGAACTTCAGTACTAAAATTAGGCTTTAAACTTGATTCTTTGATAATGCGTTTTACCAAATACTTCTTTCCATTATAATCTATGAATTGATAATTGATCACTGCGGGCTGGTACTATTTACTTAATTGTAACTGATTTTGGTTTTGCTTCATCTGCTAATGGCGCATAAAGATGTAACAAACCGTTTTGTAATTTAGCATCTAGTTTTGATAAATCAAATCTTCTACTAATTCTCCATCCAAAGTTAAATGCTCTTTTAGCTATATTTCTTTGAATGTATTCTGCTTCTGCAGAGCCATTTTCTTTTTTGTACTCTACACGCAGGATATCTCCCTCAATAGTAAGATCAATATCTTTTTTTGTCAAGCCAACGCATGCAATGTCAATATTAAGGCCTTCGTTGGCCTCATAAATATCTACTGGATGGTTTACTTTGATTTGGTCGAATGGAACGTAATGTCCATCTGATTTGAAAAAATCCTTAAATAGGATGTCGAACGGCGATGTGCCGAAATTTGTTAAATGTGTCATATTAAATCTCCTTAAATAATTTAATGTTAATAAAATAATTTGTAACTGACCAACCCGCAGTGAAGTTCAATTACTTATATAAATATCTAGTTGCTCGATAAAGGGTCGCCCCTTCCTATAATTTTATATGCCTTAAAATATCGATATAAATCAAATTCAGACTTTTTTGCATCTATAGATAATAACATAATTCCATCATTAGTTATCTTTTTTACAAAATGACGAATTGCCTTTAAACTGTTTGAATTTAATTGAATTTGATCAGGCATTGATGTTATACATAATCGATATTGTCCTACTTGAAAATCTTCAGATGATACTATAGGAGTCTTTGGAAAAAATTTGTCTGTCATCTTTTTTACATGTTTGATAACTGTCGCATCCATTCCTACCTCTGTAGCGTCGTATAAAAATTCAATTTTATCTGCATCATCTAATGCAACAAATAAATCGAAGTCGTCTTCTAATATTTCAAGTTCATTTAAATTCATTAGCCTAGTAATAAGTTTTTACTTTGGTTTGATTGATTTATTTCTCTTACGATAAATAAATTTCGAAATTGGTCTATCGATAATCGCTTAACACCAGCAAAATATGCTTCTGCTTGCTGTTGGTTTGACATCTCAACTACATTTATTTGTTGTGATGATTCGTTAGTGCCTTTTGTATACATTCCAAACTTTGCCATATATCTCTCTTTTATATAAATATTATTTATGATGTTCTTTTTGTATAGAAGCTGCTGATATCGTTTCGGAAATTTTATTCCAGCCTCGTATTTTATCATGAGGTAATATATTCATCATAGTATAAACTGTACTAGCTAATTCACCAGATGTTATAATTGCATCAGCACCTTTTGTAAACCAATCAATGACGGCTTGACATCCATTTTTTCTATAGATGTTAATTACTTGCTCATCATCAATATATCGTTTATGGAACCCCATTATCTCATCATACCCATTTTATATTTTCTATTAACTACATCTTTAGCTGTGTTCATTGTTCTTGCTATCATATCTAATTCTTGATATGTAACATCAAATGTCTTTCCACCAATATGTAGTTTGCCTACCACTGGCTTTTCATTATTTTCAAAATAATGTTGTGATATGGTATCACTAACTTCGAAGTCAATTGACCCATATAATTTTCCATACTTTCTTACCTTTTTTTGATTGTAAGCCGCTGTATTATTTACGTATCCCATATTAATATTTTTTATAAATTATTACTAAAAATTGATTTGTATTAGTTGTATGATCGACTGCCACCATATCATACTTTGATAATGCCCAATTCATTATTTCGCCGGCACTATATTTTAATTGACCTGTTATATCAAATTTATCTGATGATAGTGATATAACTAAGCCTTCGTTGCAAACTTCGAACATCTTATCGATTGTTTGTTTAACATATTCATCATCGGCCATTTCAATTTGAGAATCGTATCTCAAATTATTTGATCGAATATTAATACACCAATCGCGCGATTGTTCTTGATTAAGTGAATTCCAGTCATCACAAATTAAATTAACATTATCATATAATTTATTACCAGTATCAATTAAAGTTTGATTTGCATCTATTCCTAAATAGTCGATTGAATTTTTTCCATATGTTATTTCATGCCATGCAAAAAAATCACCTCGACCGCAGCCAAAATCTAACACACTAGCTGATGCAGGTATGATGTTTTTTATTTCATCATATGCAGCATATTGGTCTTGTCTTGTTGCATAACCTACTACAGTTGCCGAATCTTCTAAATATCCTTGATTTTTAATTTCAGATAATTCTTTTGCTGTAGGCTGTATTTCTGTTAAATTTGCTGTATCGACTTTTTCATTTTGATTTTCTAACTCTTCAAAGTCTTTTCTAATAGCTTCGCCATTAGCTTCTTCTAGAGTCTGATATTCTTCTTTTTTCATAAACAATTTTTTAATTTTATTTAACACGTCTGCCTCTCCTTTTACGTTTATTAATTCTATTCAACTTATTTTCTACATTTGAAAGATCCATCCTATCTGGATGAGAGCGATTAAAATTTTGAGTTGTCTTACATGCTAATGCTGCATATTCCCATGCCTTATCTAGATCAAATGTATTAGGTAAAAAGTAATCTTCAGCAATATATTTATCGCCAGACATTATTTTATAACCATCTACATCATGATCTACATAAGCATTAGGATAATCCTTTAAGACTCGTTTTTTAATTCTTTCCTTTTTAATTTCTTCTCTCATAATTAAAATGATCTAGGACCTTGCGTTGGAAATATAAAATCGTTTTTCTTTTCCATATTACCCATTGCGCCATTTTTTTCTCCATCAAAATATCTAGGAGTGCCTTCAGGAAAATTTCCTCTTGTATGACCTACACCATCTTTAGCAAAAAGATTGGTTGGAGTAGCTTCGCCAGCTTCAACTGCATTATTCCATGCTTCTGTAAGCTTAGAATCTATCATTGCATACGATTTAGAATATTTATTTTTTGCTTTATCTACTGGAACTAAAACAAATCCAGTTCCGGATTCACTTCGAAGATCATAATAAGTTTTATTATCAGCCTTTCTTTTGTTAGTTATTACACCAACTTGATTTTTTCCTTTTGTTTGGAAAACGACTTTGTCGTTAATTGCATAATTCATATCTCTATTGATTTTGATTTTGGTTAATAACTTTACAAATTTGTGATTTTGATACAGATTTAACTTCAAATTCAATTCCAGAACCTTCGAAGTCTTTAGTAACTAATTCTTCTGCATGAGTTACAGATATTGCATCAACTAGATATGTTTCTGATTGCCATTTAACTCCCTTCGGGGTATCGGTTGCAATCTTAACCTTACTTACGTAATAAGCCATAATTTCAATTTTTAATTATTAATTATTTAAATATAAGGATTTTTTTTCAAAGATCCTAGAACTTTGTTATTTTTGTTTTGATTTTTTTTCATGTAGTCTTGTGACTTTGTTATGTGCATACTCCCAACGTGTTCTGGTATCACTATATCGATGCTTATCTTGTCCTTCCATTTTTTGTAATTGTGCATCGAACTCTTTTTTAAGTCCTTTACTATTTATTGAATCGGTAATTTCCCACCAAAAGTCTTCCCAATGTCCCATAATATAACTCCATTTTATGTGTTAAAACTATAAATATCTATTTATCAGTCTTGCCACTTATAAATTTCCTTTGTTTTTTAATAGCTGCATCAAGCTTTATCTTTTTCGTAGTGTTCTTACTGGTATTCTTATCTTCCGTTGACTTAGGCAATTCATTATGACCTACTAAATCATCTATATACCATACCGATTTCTTATCCATATCCTTCTTCCATTTAACATTTGGTAGTATAGTTCCTGATTTGATACATTTAATTTTGTATGTATTCTTATCAATTACCTCTATAACTTGATAAATGTCGTCCGTGCCTAAGAAATAAGCACGAACAAGGTCTCCAATTTTTAATTTTCTTTTTCTAGGCATCTAGACTATCTTTCATTAATCGATCAGCAACTTTATTTACAACTACGGATGGCGATGTCAATTCTTGTGATCCAATAACATGATAATCAAACTTCTCCCAATCAAATCCTATCAACATAAATGACGTTCTTGGTAACATGCCTTTGAATGCTAAATAACTATATGATTCATGAAGCATATAATTAGGCATATTCTCTACTTCATCTCTAAATTCTCTATCTACTTCTTCTAAAGTATAACCTGAACCAAATCCAGAATAACAAATACCTCTTTGAAGTTTAGAAATACTAGTTTCATCATCAAACTCTATCCAATCTGTTTCAGGATCGATTTCATATATTAATGCTTCCCATTTCTGGATAATATTCTTTTTCATTTCTTCGGAAACTATATCATTATGATCATACATCTCTCTTGACCATGGTTTAGTAATTTCTATTCCGTATTGAACTTTTGGTGATTTTTTTGCTTTACTCATATCTCTATTTAATTATTAATTATATATAAATTTAAGAAAAATTTTGCAATTAGGCAAATCTTTTCAATGCTTTTTTTATCTACAAGGATTTAATTTTCTATCATCATATCTACCCTCTCTAACACATTTAATATTTTCAATTGTTCTATAACAATTATTTAATATTCTATTTACTAATTTTACGGTAGCATCTAAACAATAACAATTGTTTCTATGATCTTTAACTATTTCAATATGACCTCTTTTGATCATTTGATTCATTAAACCTACTGAACCCCATTTCTCAGGACCACATTCATAATGAATACCAATTGAAAAAGGTAATTTTCTAAAATTTCCCATCTTAAGTCTAAGACATTTTTCAAAGAATTTTTCATTATGATAAACAAATGATTTCATAAAATCATTTACTTCATTATTCTTTGAAATTTTTACTTGGTTTAAAATGTTCTTTACGTTATTTCTATACATATCTCTAATTAATTATTTATATAATAAAGATAAGAAATATATTTCAATTAGGCAAAGCTTTTTGAAGCTTTTTTGCAACTTTTTTACAGTAGGAAAGACGCCGAAGCGCCTTTCCATTATAAAAATAAACTAATTACTTTTTCGTAAAAAACGATACTAAAATAACAAGTACAACAAGTCCTACAAACCCGCCTTCACCAATAGAATTGATAAGAGCTGTAAGATTCGCCACTACATCCATGTTGAATATAGCACCGCCTGTCAATACATACCATAAGATTGATACTGGAATAACTGCCATCATAATTGATAATAGTCCTCCGAAAAATCCGGTTACATACTTGATTACTGAATCCATAATGTTTCCTCTTTTATTTATTTTGCGGCATTATTGCCTATGTTGATTAGAGAGCTCGCTTCACTAATTTAGAATTTGAAACCGAAACCTAAAGTAAGGTTCGTAGTTCCTTCTCCTGTATTATAAACGAGTTTAGGATCAACATAAATGTTGTTCCTCAATGTAAACAATTTACCAGCACCTACGCTCATACCGTCTGTGCTAAACCCATCCACTGCTAGGTATCCAAAAAATCCTTTCCAGAAATATCTAGCATGAAAATTTACATCAACATCAGCTGTTGAATCTGTTTGTGACACTGAAGCACCTACCATTAGGTCCTTTGTCACTCCGTAACCAATTGTTGGAGATACTGACCATTCAGTCCAAGCTGTATTTGCTACATCACCTGTACCAATGTACCAGTCTCCTGCATTTTGTGCTTGAGCAGTTGATAAACCAAATGCTAAAGCGATTGTTAAAAATAATGTTCTAATCATAATAATTTCTCCTTTTATTCTATTGGACAACATGTCCTTTTACCTTAAAGGAACTCTCTAATGTATTTATACGTACACACTGCGCATACGTTTCTTATTAATCTTTTAATATATAAAAACTTTTTCTAAAAACCTAATGAAACTTTAAAATTGTTTTGGGATCGGCATTGCTCTTCGACCTCCCTTTTTACGTAACTGTTCTAGCTCTTCAGCTATTTCTATTTCTGCTTTAATTTGAAGCATAAGGACTCCCTTATCTTCGAAAACTCCTTCGAGTGACTTATATTTATCATAAGAATTAGGACCACCTGCAGATGCATCAGATGCAGTTTTAAGTGCTCCTTCAATTCTTGTTGCTATTTCTTTTCTTAAAGATGATCTATTCATTGTTCCAAATCCAACTATATGAACTTCTGGATCAACTGGATCAAAGTCTTTAGGGTCTAATAAACCTCCATGTCTATATGTACGTTCATTAATAGCCGAATCAACTTCTTCTTTAATTAAATTATTGAGTCTATTATATAAATCTAATTTTTTCATTTAATTCCAAAATATTAGTTTAGCAATTACTCCTATTACGGCTACCCATACGGACCATAATGCAGCTCCTGCCTTTTTTCTAAAATCTGTATTACGATTAACTCTTGCTATTGCTCCATTATCTGGATTAAGCAATCTTTCTTTTATCATAGATATATCTTCTTGCATTTTTGCTTGAGTAGTTTTAATATGAACTACATCTTGCTTAACAAGGTTGATTTCACTATGTAAATCTTGGTTAGTTAATCGTGCCATATTTACGACCTTTTTGATTCTGCAACAGAAGCTTTTCTATATTCTGTTACTAATTTTTTTAATTCACCAACTGCCTTTCTTGCTCTAGTTGCAGCTGCTTTATTTCCTTTATCTGTAAACTTTGAATGATTGTCACTAAACTCTGTCCAAAGTCCTTCCATTTTTGCATATAACTCATGTGATGCCATAACATTTCTCCTTTGTTATAAATATACGATTAATTACTAAAATCAGAAAAAATATCATCAGCTTGTTTTAGAACTTTATATTCTTGTCTAAAAGCACGTTCTAACTGGTCATCATTCATTACATCTAAAGATTGAAAAATTAAATCTCCATCCAAATAAACTTCACCTATAGATGTATCATCATCAACAAAATATTCAATTTCATTGCCTTCAAATACGTCTCCGCTCGATATGTTTTCTATTGTTATCATTTAATATAAATATGCTCAACAATAGAATAATCTAGGTTTATGCCTTACTAAAACCGGCTATAATACAACCTACTCCCATGCTTAAAGATGCCATACAAAAGAACATCTCATTTAATGGATCTGCAAAATGAATATGATTAAGGATTTCTCCTGTTCCGGTAATCCATGCAATATATAATGCAAATATACCTAATAAAATTAAAAGTGAATCTTGAGCTAATTGTTTCAAATTTTTCATATTTTTTACCTTTTTATTTATATAATAAAGATAAGAAATAAATTTCAATTAACCTAATTTTTTACCAGAAAAGTTTCAGAAAAGTTTTATTAATAGTTTTGATCATATTCATCTATTTCGGCCATTATCATATCAAGTTGAGCTCTCAAATCTTTATGTTGATCTTCAAGTGCTTCTATATCTCTACCATATCTATCTGCAATAGGTCCTCCTCCTGCTTCTGCTTCTTGTTCCATTTCACCATACAGTTGTTGTATTTCTGCATTTGTATCCATCATCTCTTGTTCGATATCCATAGCCTCTCCTCTCTTGTTCATTATCCATTTATATGCTTCTAGTGGTGTTTTGAATTTAGGTACAGCTTCATTTAATTTAGATTCTCCTAACTTTTTCCACCAAGCTTGAATAACTTGATCAGGAACACCTACATCTTTAGCAAATTGTGCTTTAGTACCATTATTCATATTACTCCATTGATCTTGTATAAAGTCGTCCATTTCCTGAACTGGTTCTATTATCCTTTTCTCAATATCAAAATGTGCTTGTAATACTTCATATACAAATGGGTTTTGAATTTTTGTTAACCTAAATGTTTTTAAGAAGTTGAATACATCTTTAGGAAAACTTCCGGCTGTCTCATTTAATTTAGTTTCTTTAAGTTCTAATTCAGCATCTTGATATAATCCACCTAATGCTTGATCTAATGCAAGTTCTAACTGCTTTTTCTTTTTGGTTAAATCTAAAGCAATCTTTCTATGTTTTTCTAACTTCTTAGTATCTCCAGATTCTTTAGCTGCTTTATACATAGGAAAATTCTTCTTCAATAATTGAATAGTTGCAACTAATTCTCTTTGAGCCTTTTGAACTTTGGCAGGAGTCATTTTAGCTTCATTTACAGATTCATTTGGTCTAAGTCCTTTCTTTTTAGTCATATCACCTAATGCTTTAGCAATATCGGCTTTTGACATACCTGATGTATCCATTACGGATGGCGCTACCTGTTGAAGTCCACTACTTACTTTCTTTAATTGATCTTCATTAGCACTAGCTGCTCCTAATCTATATTGTATTTTATTAGGTCTTAGTCCGATTGGTTGTATATTATATCTACCATCTCTGAAGTCATGTATTATTGTATGTTTAACACCTTTATGAGCTCCGATATTAGGAATAACAATATCACCTACTTTAAATTTACCTTCATTTAATTTACCTTCATAGAATCCTCTCTCATAATCAAAGTCTTCTTCCCAATCTTCAAAATATGGCATTACATAATGTGTACTATTAAATCCCTTTCTCGGAACTGTTTGTGTTTTAGTACTGCCAGGCTTAAATTCACCATTATGGCTATATACAAAATGAAATACATCTCTGTTCATATTATATATGACAATTTCTGTAGGATATCTTTTATCATTTGTAGCTAAATAAACTAAGCCATCTTTATTACCTTTAGGATAATCATATTGCCTTCTCATCCTATCATCTACAAATGGTTTCACTTCATTCAATGCCTGAAGTTCTTCTTGAACCATTTTCTTTAAATCAGATATTTTCATAGTTTCTTGTTTTACCTTTTTTGGAAGACCTTTATGTTTAGTTCCGGCATATTTGTCTACTTCTTTCTTGCTCATGTCTTTAGCAACTTTACCAGCTTCGCCTTTTTTAGGTATATCACCTTTTTGCATAGCTTTAACTACGCCAAAAAACTTTTGCTGTTGTTTACTTTTAGCAGGCATTAGTATCTATCTAAATTATTTGCATCACCTTTTACAAATGCAGCATGTTGCTTCTTAAGTCTACCAGCTACATCTTTTGCTGCTCTATCATTCCAGTCACTACCCCAATCCATCTTCTTATCCTTTTCAGCTGCATTTGCATATCTAATATATTCAGCATATTTGCTTAATGCTCTAGACATGCCTTGAGTAACACTTTCCAATGTAACTTCATTACCATTAATAGTAGTCATTAATCTATCATATTTACCCATCTTAACAACTTCCATACCGTCTTTAACAGCTTGATTTGCTATCTTAACTATTTCACCGACCAGTCTATCTACCTGGTCTCTTGTTCCTACTCTTGCATCAAGGATTTGTTTATATCTTTTTAAGTTAGCTTGTTTCCATGCTCTATGATCTTTGAAAGTATCTTTACCTAACTTCAATTCAGCTCTTTTAGCTTTCACTGCAGTTGTACCACCTCTGAATGATTCAAAGTCCATAGTAAGAATATGATCGGCCATTTCTTTAAGCTTCTTAACCATCAACATTCCTCTACCTGCTTGACCAACAGCTGAACTAGCATCTGATCTTCCTCTACCACTACCTTTTGGACCAACGCCACCTCTATCCATATATCCT